AAAAAACTAAAGAAGTAAAGCCTGCTCCTAATCCAGAATGGCTGCTGTTTGAAAAATGTATGCGCGGTGATACTAGCGATAATATCTTTTCTGCATATCCAGGTGTTCGTACAAAGGGTACTAAGAATAAAGTTGGCCTTGAAGAAGCGTTTGCCGATCGTAATAACAAAGGCTTCATGTGGAACAATCTCATGCTTCAGCGTTGGACCGATCATGAAGAAGTTGAACATCTTGTGCGTGATGATTACGAACGTAACCGTGCTATCATTGACTTAAACGCACAGCCAGCTAACATTAAAGATATACTCGACGCAGGCATTGCTGAAGCAGTACAGAAACCAAAGTATCCATCAGTAGGACCCCATTTTATGAAGTTCTGTGGTAAATATGATTTACAGAAGGCTTCAGATAATGCTCAACAACATACCGAATGGCTTGCGGCGGCTTACAACTAAATTAGGAATTGGATTTGTAATAGGATTCATTCTAGTTTTCTCGTGGCCTGCTGTTGCTGAAGTATTTCAACTTGAATCACAGTGGACTTGTGGTAATACTTCAGAACTTGGCAAGGAATTGCAAGGGGCAGGCGAACAAATCGTTGGTATTGGTACAATGGATGATGTTGTAATCATATCAATTTGGGTCAACTTAGAGTCCCGAGCATGGACTATAGTTGCAAGCCCCAGTGCAAAAAAAGAAACCAGCTGCATTGTAATTCATGGCGATAAATTTAAATCAATTCCAATCACTCCAGGTGTATCTGTGTAATTGATTCATTATATACGCACTTATGATAAATAAGTGTATGAGTCGACCTAAACCAAATATACTATTAACCCACACAAACCCTCGTACTTACAAGAGCGAGGAAGTTCTTTCAGCAGATGCCATCTATGCTGTATTCTATAAAGACAAGCCGATTAACTTGCGTACTTTAAACAGCCTAGTGAGCTACCCTGGGCCCAAGTACAAAAAAGTATCCTTTAGCAATCCCGGGCATGCATTCAATTTAGCAGACAAGCTAAACAAGTTGTTTAAAACAGAAGACTTTAGTGTTATTGAATTAAAGCAAGGACGTAAACTCAGTGAGTCAGGAACTAGCTACAAAGATCAGTGATTTTTTAGCGAAGTATCCACTCCCGGCAATCTGGGAGAATACTAAGATAACACCTTACTCGATTTTTAAAAATTACCAACCAGGTAAACACAAAGGGCTACGCCTAACAAGTTTTGGTTGGGAATTAATGAAGCCACACTTTCGGTATTGGTCATACCAATGTACACCAGGATGGAGTCCTAAGCCCGGACATTTGATTGGTCTTGAACAGCACTTAGATTGGCCTTACTATCACGGCGCTGGCTACTTTCGTATATTTGGCGAGCAGGATGCAATGGAAATTCGTTTGGTCAATGACGATATTGTGCTGTGGTTAGACGGACTAAGCAGACGTGCGCAAGGAAAAGGTTAACTTCGGTAACTTCCCCAAACTGCATAAATATTTCTATGCAACATTGGCAACCGTATGTTCAAGCAGGATGGGAATTAGTGTCTGAAGCGCAGGGTATTAGCAAAACATATTTGCAGCCCGATGTTGAAGCATTCTTAGTTCATACTATAGCACGGACATTTGAACGCACTGATATATGGGATGAGCCAATTGCAATTAAACTACTCACTGCACAAAATAAACCCGGATTGACCAAACGCATTGACCTACGATCCATAGGCGAAGAATGCTTGTTAATTGATGCTTGGCAACTCAAGCAAGCCCGTTGGCCCAATGCCAAATATTTTGCAGATATGGGAGAAATTGCATTTGGTATGGCCAGTATAGCAACCACTCCAGTGGATTTACTGCTAGAATTAGCCAGTATAAATTTTGGTCGTATGAGTCAAGTACTAAGACACGCAAGAGACTTGGCGAGCCGCTAATAGTTGTTAAAATACAACACTTTTTCCTTAAAAAAGAGCCAAATAAGCTCTAAAAACGGTTGACTCTTGGCTCTAATCGCGCTATAATACATATACTATGAAACGGACTACTATCACTGTTAAAATTGAGCGTCAAAAGCGCCGTTGTGTGGAACTGTACTCTGCAAATACCCCTTTCAAAGGTCGGGTTGAGCAGAGTCGTGTTGCATATAAACGACACGCTAAGACTCAAAAACAGGTTGACAAGGACCTGGATCAATAGTATAATAACACTATTGCGGAAGGGTTCTGCAATATGTTTAACACTCACACTAAGGAAAATTATGTCTACTCAAGTTAATGCTATTGCTACCCGTGTTCGTCCTTCACGTTCTAAGGCTGCTGTTGCCGAACGTGCCGCTTTGCAGGCAATGTCGCTTGTGGCAGTTGCACCAGAAGCAGTTGCAGAAGCAGTAGTTGAGGCTGCAATTGAAGCAATCGTTGCAGGCGAAACATTTACCCATGTTGGCTATGCCACCGACAAAAAGGGCAAAGGTGCTGTTCGCTACACTAACGACAAGCGCCGTACTCGTACACTGGTCCGCGCTGGCTGCACTGATGTTAAATTCGTTGAGCTGCCTGCTCCAATGTCAAAGGCTGACATTGATGCTTCCGAGTTCATTGCCCAAGTTATGCCAGTGGTTGCAGAAACTGCTGTTGCCTAAATACAACGGACTAGTAGTTGACAAAGTCTGCTAGTCCTGTTATAATTAACGCTTAAACAAATTTTTACCTGGAGTTAATAATGGCATCTACTGTTGAAACCCGCACTGTCAAGATCAGCGAGTGCAAGCCTATCCTACGCCGTGCAGTTGCAAAGCGCCGCCCTGTCTTTGTCTGGGGTCCTCCAGGTGTTGGTAAGTCAGACATGGTGAACCAAGTTGCCGCAGAATGGCCCAACTCTGCAGTCGTAGACTTGCGCATGGCGCTGATGGATCCAACTGACATTAAGGGTGTTCCTTACTACAGTGCTGGTGACAACACTATGAAGTGGGCTACTCCAAGCGAATTGCCCACAGAAGAATTTGCATCGCAACACGATGTGGTGTTTTTGTTCCTAGACGAATTGAACAGTGCTCCACCTGCTGTTCAGGCAGCGGCTTATCAGTTGATTCTGAACCGTAAAGTTGGGCAGTATAAATTGCCTAACAACGTGGTTATGATTGCCGCGGGTAACCGAATGGGCGATAAGGGTGTTACCTATCGCATGCCTAGTCCATTGGCTAACCGATTCATGCACTTGGAAATCCGTGTGGACTTTGAAGATTGGGAACAGTGGGCCATTATGAATTCAATTCACCCACAGGTGGTTGGCTTCCTGAAGCAGTTCAAAGGCGACTTGTACAACTTTGATCCTACGCAACACGATCGCGCTTTCAGTACTCCACGTACCTGGAGCTTCGTAAGCGATATGCTTGACGACGACATGCCAGACAGTGCTAACACAGACATGGTGTCGGGCTTGGTTGGTGAAGGTATGGCAATTAAGTTTATGGCACATCGTCGACATGCCGCAGACTTGCCTGATCCAAGCGATGTGCTGTCAGGCAAAGTTACCACTTTCAAGAGCAAGGAAGTATCTGCTGCCTACGCATTGGTTACCAGCCTGTGCTACGAACTTCGTACACGATACGAAGATGGAAAACGTGCAGGCAAGTTGGACGACTTTAACAAAGGTGCAGATAACTGGCTTGGCTTTATGATGGCGAACTTTGAACCAGAAATGGTTATCATGGGTGCTCATACAGTGTTGAAGTCTTACAAGGTAGTTTTCGATCGCAAGAAGATGACTAACTTCCCAGAGTTCTTCAAACGCTATGCCAACTTGCTCACAGACGAGTAATAGAATACGGTCTGGATCGATAGCAGAAATGCTATACGGTCCAGACTATTCCATTGTTAATGGTGGACAAGTTCCTTCATCGTCTGACGTTAGTGCCTGGCTAAAAGAACAAAGAAAAAATTGGTCAGCTAGGGTACTTAATAAAGACACCCCAATTAATGAAATAACTAAGTGGGCCAGAGAACAAGGTCTGAAAAGGTTGGATTGGGACTTT